ACTTACTTCCATTATCTTGACAAATATTAGTTAAAACAGCCACTAAAAATTTTACTGCTTCGTGTCTTAATTTTTTGTCTTTTATTTTTTTATCCGATATAATCCAATCTACCCACGAAACTTTTGAGTTGGTTACATACATAAAACCAGCGCAAATAGGCTGGTCATTGTGCGTAACCATTACTCCTCCTACCCCATCATTCGGCAAAAAATCTTTCGGAGGGGGCTGCCATCCCCATTCTTTCCACCATCCAACTAGCACATCCTCATAGTCCGAAGGATTTAATTCAATTATATTAAATTCCATTCTATGCAAAGATACTAATTTTTAAGGATAGCTTTTCATAACATCCGCCTCTACCGCAAAGAGTTCCGTCTTGCTTGTATTAAAATTAGTTACAGTAAACAAACAATAATGACCTAATAATCCATGAGATTCTGCTTCAGAACTTTTAATATACATTATATAAGGGTCATCAGTTGGAAATGCTACCGCTGAAGCATCCGATGTGCTTACATATAAATTGTTAAGACCGTTTTGTAAATCGACCTCTATATTTGTTACCACCCCTCCTAACTCAAGCTCTGTATATTGAGGCACTGAGTGGTATACATAATCCCCAATACTAATAATACTGCCTATAGAGACTAATGGGTCAGTAGAAAAGCTTAATACTGTTAACCCTCCATCTACAGCCACGTTAGAGGTTTTTCCAATCCCATTAACTGACCTCATAGCGTATTCCCCTGTTAAAGCAGGGACTTTGCCGGATTGCCTTACATAGGCAAACCAAGAGCCTTCTTTCTGTTCAAACCATCCATCTTCTATATTTCCGTTATCTTGTATATCTGTCTCCAGATAGGCTTCCCAAGCGTGGTCTGATTGTAAGTCTAAAGTTTTAAATACCTTGTTCTCTAATGGGTTTTGATTAAACACACTAGATATCTGTGAGTTATACTGCACTCCATAGTAATTATTTCTAAGCTCGTTAGTGTTGTGTTGATATAAATTCCCTCCACTAAAAGTGTAAAAAAAGTTATTCATTCCTATCATATAATCTGGATTAAAAGAATAAAACGATGGCCACCCTTGAGAGTTATTACTATAAGATAGAGTCCATTCTGTATTTACAGGAGAAGGAATAGGGGGTACTACACTTGTTGGCACAGGAGTTGGTGTTGGCGCTGCTGGAGTAGGGGTTACTGGAGATGAACAATCAGAGTTATATCTTAAATTGTTTTCTCCTCCCATATATCCCCCAAAAAATCCTTCATAACTAACGCATTTAAAATCTCCATTTACATTCACTGTTACATCACCCCAATAAAAAGTGTAGGTGTTGCCATCTAATGCCACTTTCGTTCCTGCATTATTTTCTCCAGTATAATCTATTAGAGTCTCTAAACCATTATTTAATATAGCAATAGGATGGGCTTCAGGCACATCAGAAAAAGTGTATTGACCGAGCTGCATATTATAAGTACCATATGTCCCGTTCAACACATATAAAGTATAAAGGAGTCCGTCTGGCACAGTTACTGTATTAGTTTGTATTAAACAAAACGGGGATAAGCCTGTTGGGGTAGGAGGGCATGCAGGGGTAGGGGGTGCAGGCACAGCTGCACACGCAGCACAATTGGCATATGATATTAAGCTCGTTACATCTGTAACAGAGGTTGTGGATGTAGTGACGGGAGTTTGCCAACATTTAGAGTCATATAACATTGATGTTGGCCATGAGGTATAACCAGCTGGAGCTCGAAATACTTGTTTCTCAGAAGGGGTGGTGCAATTTTCATATTCCTTATAATCATATCCAGCGATTGGAGTACTATCTGCATCCCCACAATTAGTTAAACATTCTTCTGAGCCTCCTGAAAAGCTCCCTAAATAAGTGTTTTTCTTAGGAACTGACCCGGTGTCCAGAACACACAGTTCTTCAATTCCATTAGGGGCTAACTCATAGACTAACTTTGTTCCATCACAACAAGTCACATTCCAGGAACAATTATTAGTATCAGGAGTAGTTCCATCTCTATTTCCTCCACCACCTTCTATAGGACAGACAAATCTGTAGGTATTACAAGCCATAAGTCAATAATTATTTACAAATTTACGAATTTAATAGTTAAGTCTTTTAACTCACAAGCCACTCCTTAACTAGATTATAAAAGTTATTGTTAGGATATTTGGTTATGTCGTGATTAGGAAAGGTAGCTTTGTTAAACATAGGGTCAACGCTATAGTGAGCGAAAAAATGATTATACTCATCATACTCGTTAAACCATTTCCAGTTAGGTTCGCAGTCAGATTCTACTATCTGCTCAGCTATAGAAATAACATCATCAATAATTAACTTCAAACATTTGTTTTTAATTAATATTGGAACAAATCCTCCGTTCATATAACCCCCTGTCGTATGGTTTAAATACTTTTCTATTTTAGAATAATTTTTCTTTGACTTATCGGATATAAACATGTGCCAATCTTCATATCCGTCATAACATATCACACTATCATCCCCTGGCATTATGTGGTCATATTTTTTTAAGGAAACAATATCCATATCACACAATACTATTGTGTCATTATCATCATATAAATCAATCAGTGGTTTAAGAGAAGAGAAAACTGTAATAACAACACAGTTCTCGTTTTTGCTTGCCACATAATCCCATATAGGAGCGCTCATATGGTAAGGTAATCCTTTTATATCCCAATCTATACTGTTATAAACAGGGCTAAAGGTATTGTTTTGGGTAACAACTGTAACCAAGCTATTAGCGTATGCGTCTACCCCATATGCTTTTTTTTGACAATAAGCCCAGAAGTTTGCCATCCATTTATAACGATTATCGGCTATAGCGCTAGGAATAAATCTAATCATTTTTATTTAAGCACCCATTCTTTTAGTTGGTAGTGAACGTAAAAGTTTCTAAAATATGTGCCCCCGAAAGTTTCTTTTCTTCCATGTTCGCAAACAGCAGACTCGTAGAGTATCATATCTCCTGGCTGAGCATAGACTTTATACCATTCCCCATCATGTCCTTGAATATCTAGTGGCCAGTCATCTGCATTTGGCTTTGATTGACAACCGCAAGCTAAGTCTTTATCTACTATTATAATAGAGCTAATATGGTGAGTGGCTATTCTATCTACATGAGGGGTTAGAGTAGCTCCTTTAGCGTAAGAGCGAATACCATACACATATGAGGGCTCTAAAGGTTCTTTTACCCACTCTTCATGGGTTTTTAATAACTGCTGATGTATTAATTTGCGCACACTCGGAAGATGGTCAAAAGACATTATCTCTGTATCTCCTCCTACAATAAACTCTTTTTTACCTGCAAACTCTTCTGTTTCTTTTTTATCCTTCAACAATTCATAAGACTCTTTAATAAGATTCCAGGTTTCTTCAGGACATTTTAAAAGAGAGAAGCCATTGTTGGTAAAACGAGGAAAATCTTCGGCGCTGCTAAACTCTTTTTTTTCTACAGGCTGTTTCATTTGGTCGACTTGAGAGGCTTTTATTATATAAGATTTGTTTTGCATCCCCTCCACTATTTTAGGTTCTTCTACTTTCGTTACAGTTTTTTCTTTGGTAGATTCGTAATACATATTTGCATCTCCACTTCCATCCCAATTCTTTTCTCTCCACCACGAAGTAACTATATATTTTTTTCCTTCTTCTACTGTAACCCCTTCATGGATATATTTACCTTGAAGGTTTCCATCCTTCATATTGTGCCACCATAATGCTTTCCCTGTTTCAGGCTCTACTGTTTTGTTTAATTGAGGAAAGCGTGTTCCTCCTCCTTTAAATCCTTCGTTTAAATAAACCATTAAGGTATGCGTTCTGTTCCCTGAAGCTTTACAGTGCATGTCATAAGCTGCACCCTCAAAATAATCATTGTGCGGTTTAAAATACTGTCCTGGCTCGTAGAGCTGACCTTGTAGCGCCTCTCCTTTATTTACATCTAAGCCTAAATAATCAGCAATTTTTTGCTTTATTTCTCCCATTAAGACATTGTTAGAGTCTAAATTAGATGTGCTTGAAGTTCTATGGTCTGTGATATCGCTTCTATCTGTACCGCCCACAACAACAGAGGAGCGGCTATGGTTAGCGTCTATCATTTTGATTAATTCCCCGCACTGCTCAGGCGTGAGAAAGTTTTTTATTTCTTCCATTAGATTAGATTTTATTTAAAGGTAATAATTATTTTTTAGGCTGCCTATTATATTATGGACATCCTGTACAGTAGTAAGTGAATGCAGAGCCATCCCAATACCTCTCGTGTCCTCCAACGCTTACATATGTTGAGGAAGAGTAAACTGTAGTACAGCTTGGGATATTACCGTAATATACTGTTGCTGTACAGAAGTCGCTAGAATCGAAATATAAAGTTTCAGTTCTTGAGCTTGCACATGCGGCAGATGACGTTGTTCCTTGCGCACCTGTTATTCCATAACATCCTGCTACTGGAACTGGTGTCGGTGTAGGAGTTGGCGTAGGTGTAGGCACAGGTGTCGGTGTCGGTGTAGGAGTTGGCGTTATAGATGCGTTACACGTTGCACAATCAGCGTGAGCCGAAGTGTAAGCATTTGAGTTTATACTTGCTGGAACATCTACTATTTCGTAACAGTAGTTATCTGGCATTAATACTGCCTCTCCTGTATAAAGTACAATAGTTGATACCGTTTCTGTATAAGCGTCCACTCCTCCATCACATCTAGTAATTGTATAATAGTAATTAGACGTTGTAGGCACAGGTGTAGGTGTAGGAGTTGGGGTCACAGGCACGGGCGTAGGCGTAGGAGTTGGAGATGGCGCAGGGGGCGTCGGCGTACATCCACCACACGAACTATTTACTTCTAATGTAGTTACACTACAATCTGATGCTGTACCTACAGCTACAATTTCCCAACATTTAGTTCCATCAAATCCTGAGCCACACGAACCGCCTCCGCCTCCACTAATTTTAAGAGCTAATCCGATAGCGCTAGAGCCATAAGTTCCGGTTATCGTTATATAAGCTGTGGAACTAGCATCGTCACAATCTTGAATTTGAACGTTTGTTGTCGCTGCAGGCGTAGGCGTAGGCGTAGGCGTAGGCGTAGGCGCAGCACAACTAACTACAGCATCAACGACTCCTAATGAATTAATTAATAATTTGTAATCAGGTGTTGCTAGACCAAGAACATTTGACACCCCATACCAGTCTAAAGCTCCATTAAAG